GTCCTTTCAATTACGCTCTGAACTCAGAAGAACGTCATGAAGAAGCAGCGATTGCTTTTGCTGACAAGCATGGATTGAGCATGAAGCTTGGTGCAATCCGCTCTCATGACAAGGGTTATTTTTTCAAAATTGTTTCATGATGGTATGGGAAAAGTCCCCTCTCCTTGGTGGTGCTTGGAGAGGGGCAATCCAATTAAAAAACTAGAATAAACTTAGGACATGCAACATCTTGTATTTATTATCCATGAAAAATTCGTCGCCTATCGGATGGGCAATCAGTATGGTACGCATCCAATCGGCGATGACACGGTGCAAAGCGTCATCGACTATCTCATGAAAGTCATCAATTTCAAGACAGTAGAAATCATTCACCATTAAAAAACTAGCGTAAGATTTCAACAGAGCGTCATCTAAGTGCATAGGATTCTGGAATTGGGAGATATTCGTCTAAATTAGGATACCCGACATCAGAGAATGAGAATTTGCAACTCTCCGCTCTACCATTAAAAAACTAGACTAAACTTAAAACATGACCAGACGATACACTAACCAACTGTTGGAACTCATTGATAACGGAGTGCTAAATGCCGATGACGTTCTTCGCTCATGCCTGAATTACATGTCAGAAGCAGAAGTTGAAGACATGGCAATCAGTGAGGAATACATTGAGGAAGAAGAAGA